GGCTGCTGACACTCCCCACTATAGGGGGTTGACTATTCTGTACGCAACCCCCTAGAGTGGATGACGTCAGCAACCCCCGCCCCGATTGGAGCCCCCGCCATGACCGCAGCACTCGCCCCCGCCGACCGCGCCACCGCCGAGAACTACGTGCGCGCCACACTCGCACCGAGCATCGCCGAGGCCGACCTGCAGGTGAACCTGGAAGCCCTACTCGCCGACCTGTACCGCGCCGCCGATCAGACGTGGCACGTCGACCTGATCGAGCACGACGAGTTCTGGGCCATCGTCTGGGCGAACCGCACCGACGCCGACAACGCCGACCGCGTCGCCCTGGTGCGCCTCACGATGAACTTCGTCCGCGAGGACATGGGCGCCGACGAGGATCTGGTGCGCGAGATGATGCGCGACCAGTGGAAGCGCCGCCGCGCCGAGACCGAGCACCGCACGTTCGCCGTCCCGTTCGATGACGCCGCGCTCGCGCTCTCGATGACGCCCGACGAGTACGACCGCGCCCTGTCCGAGGCGACCAGCGCCGATCGCGACATCCGTCCGTTCCGCCGCATGGGTGGCTACACGTACAACGCGCGTGGCCTGTTCGATGTGCTGGTGTTGGCATGAGCGCCCCCGACCTGACCGCGCTGCCGCCCGTGCTGCTCGCCGTGGCGCTGTCGACCGCTCCCGATGAGGACACCGCGCAGCGCGTGCGCGCCGAGCTGGACCGCCGCCGAGTGATGCAGGACACGCCGAGTGGTGGAGGGGTTGCCATCGTCCGCTAGACCCCCTATAGTGGTTCCTGTCAGCACCTCCCAAGGAAAGGCCCACCATGAGCACCACCGCCACCACCCCCGCCGCCATCGTCGCGCTCGCCGCCACCCTGGGCGTCACCGCCCCCCAGACGCTCGCCAAGATCGACCCGTTCGACGCCCTGGGCGCCCTCTATGGCATCGCCCGTGGCCGCGCCGACGACTGGGCCAAGCTCGACACTCCCGCCGCCGCCACGATCGCCCAGGGCTACGACGCGCTCGCGAGTGAGTGCCTGGCCGCGCAGCGCGAGCTGCTCGACCCCGCCCCCGCCGAGGACATGGACTACCGCCTGTCCTCCCTCTGACCGCCACAGGGGGCGCCCTGCCCGTCAGCACAGGGCGCCCCCTCCCCCACCCCGCACCGCGCACAGATTGGAACCCCCGTCATGACCGTCACGACCAACACCGCCGCCGTCGCCAACCGCGCCGCCCGCCGCGCCGACCGCGCCGCCTACCGCGCCGCGCGAGCCGCCCGCGAGGCCGAAGAGACGACATGGGACACGCCCGTCCCGTACGTCCCCACGCCCGCCGCGATCAGCGCCCTGTCGCCGTCCGAGCAGTTCGACCCCGACAGCCCCGAGTGGCAGGCCGTTCTGTCGCCGTCTCTCACGACGACACTGTCGCCTGTCGCGCTCCACGCGCTCGCCGCCGCCGTCAAGAGCGCGACCGCGCACCCGACCGCGAACACGCCCGTGCTGGAAGTGGCGCGCGTGACCCTCACCGATGGGGCCGTCACGATCATGTCGACCGACCGATACCGCGTGCACCGCCTCACCGTGCCCGCCGATGGCGCAGCGCACGCTGAGGGCTACGTGACGCCGAAGGATCTGGCCGCCGTGGTCCGCGCACTGGCACCTGCTGCCGCGCGCAGGGGCACAACAGGCACGCTCCCGTCCATCCGCGTGACCGTCGACCCCGACGAGCACACGATCACGTGGGAGGGTCCCGACGCGCGCCACACAACACCGTGGGGGGACATGATGGACTACCCGCCCGTCGAGCGCTTCCTGTCCCCCGATGAGCCGCGTACGCCCGTCGACGCCTGGCATGTGAACCCCGCATACCTGGGCGACGCGCTGACCGCCGCCGCCGTGGTCGCCGACGCGAACACGCCCGCCCGCGTGAGCGCCGACGCCCCTGTCGACGCGCAGGGCGCCGCGATGATCCGCGTGACCGCTGGCGACGATGGCGCCCCCGCTGGCCTGTTCGACGCGTGCATCATGTCCGTCCGCTGGTGAGTGGCGCACGCCCCCGTTTTCCCCTACTCTGTAGTTGAATCGCCATGGCTGCGAGATGAGGGGCGTCCCACCTGTTGGGGCGCCCCTCCGCATGTCATGAGACAGGAGACCCGCCGTGCCCATCACCTTCGACAAGGTGGGGTCGAACTGGGACAGCTCCCAGACGATCCGCCGCCGCTACGCTGAGAGTGGCGAACCTGTGATTCTGTCGTTCTCGCGTGGGAAAGACGCCATCGCCGCATGGCTCGCCCTGCTGGACGATGGCGTGCAGCCGTCACAGATCCATCCCCTGTATTACGATCCCGTCCCAGGAATGCGTTTCATCCGCGAGGACATCGAATACTGGGAAGAGCAGTTCAATACGCATATCGCCGTATTCCCTCACCCCGAACTGTTCCGACAGCTCACCGAGTTCGTGTGGCAACCGCCCACGCGCACTGGCTACCTGTGCGCGCTCGCCGACGCGATTGGCAAGCCGCCCACGTTCCAGGACTTCGAGCGCCTCTACCGCGAGTCTGAGGGACTCCCCGAGAGCACGCACGTGCTCACTGGCGTGCGCGCGACCGACTCGATCGCCCGCAGCACGTACATCAAGCGTTCAGGCCCGTACAGCGCCGCGAAACAGCGCATGGCGTGCATCTGGGACTGGACGCAGACCGAGTGCTATGACCGCATCGCCGACGCTGGGCTGAGACTCCCCGTCGACTATGAATGGTTCAAGCGCAATGGGCGCAAGAATAGTGGCCGTTCGTTCGATGGCCTCGCATATCAGTTCACTAAGCCGCTTTCCATTTACGCACCCGACGATTACGAGGTGCTGAAAGAATGGTTCCCGCTTATCGAGCTGGATCACTACCGTCACGAGGACTTGAGCAATGCCGTCGACTTCTAACCGCCCCCGCCCCCAGCGTCCGCAGCGCCCCGCCCGTATCAAGCCGCGCCGCCCGTCCCGCGACACCGCGCCCGTGCAGGATCCCCTGGGCATGATCGAGGACGCCGCGCCCTCCACTGGCAACGCCGAGCAGGACCTCACCGCCGAGCAGCTAGAGATCAAGCGTCAGCTGCAGGCGCAGGACCGCGCGCAGCGTCAGCAGTTCAAGAACATCTACGACACCGCGTTCTACTACGCCGACTGCTACGCGACGCGTGCCGACCGTGACCGCGCACAGGCGCTACAGGCGAGGATCCTGGGCGTCGCTGGTGATGATGTGTCTGGGCTGTACCGCGATGGGTATGTCCTGTTGCAGGCGTGGGAGCAGCTCGCGCAGCGTTTGGGCGTGGACGTCTCCGACATCTGATTGACCCCCTGTAGTGCCCCCTGTCGAATGTGGCAGGGGGCACTGCGCTGTGCAGCTTCACAACAGGCACTACATGGGCTATAGTGGGTGATGTCAGCAACCCCCACCCGCTAGGAGCCCCCGATGGCCCGCTACGACATCCGCGCCGACATCCGCACCTGGACCGACGCCGCCAAGCTGCAGAGCAGCGCCGCCGCCTTCACCAAGCACGCCGAGTTCTACGCCGCCCGCGTGGCGCAGAACCGCACGAGCACTCCCGCCGCGCGCGTGGAGCACGCCGAAGCGCTCCGCCTCACCGAGGACTACCGTGGCCTCGCCGCGATCGCGACCGCTCGCCTCGCCGAGGTGGCCGCGTGATGCACACCATGCAGGGAATCGCCCGCCGCAACACCGAGCACACCCGCGCGACCACCCGCGCGCGCCACACCCTCGCCACGACACACCTGGGCACCCTCCGCGCCCACACCGCCCCCATGGGCGCCCGCGCCTGGGCCGCGAACACGCTCTACCTGATCGACGCCGCCTATGGACAGCGCGCCGCCGAGAGCATCCGCGACCAGTACCGCGCCGCCATCCCCACCGCGACGCCCTCCGCCGACGTGCTGGCCGCGTCCCGCGCGTTCTGGGCGACCGTCCTCCCGCTCACCGCCGCCGACGCGTGCGACGCGTGCGAGGACGACCACGCGTCGATCGTCCTCGCCGATAGCGCCGTGGTCTGCGCCCGTGAGGGGGCCGACCGATGAGCACCGTCACCCGCCACAGCATCACGACCGCGCATCACCCGCTCCCCGCCCCGTGCGACCACTGCGCCGCCGTCGCGCCGCTGTTCCGCACCGCTGGCGACTGGATCTGCGCGCCGTGCCATGGATGGACGCCCGCCGACGCTGCCGCCGCCGCTCGACAGTTCCCGCGCATCCCGTGCCCCGACTGCGAGCCCGCCGAGCACGCCGCATGGGCCGCTGCCGCCCGTGCCCGCGCCGCTGAGGTGATCGACCGATGAGCGACCCCCTGGCACCGCCGCCCCCCGCCCCCGTCACCCCTGGCGAGTGGTGGTGGTACGTCGACTACCCCGACTACGTCGCGCCCTGGCCCGACCGCTGGGACGACGATGGCGACCCCGTGGCACCCTGTGGCCGCGTGGGCGCTGGCGACATCGCCCCCGCCGCCGTCGACACTGTCCTGGGCGCCACTGTCTGCCGCCGCTGCGCCGAGTACGTGCAGCAGCAGCACTCACCCCGTAGGCGCACCCGATGAGCGCGCGCGTCACGTGGACACCGCCCCGCCTCGCCTGTCCCGACTGCGAGTGCTCCGCCCCGTCCCCGCACTGGGCGATCGAGGAGCAGGGCGCCCGCTGCCCGCACTGCGCCGCGATCATCGCCCTGTCCGATATCGACGTCGTCGACTGGTGACCACCGCGCCCCCCTCCACCGCGAGGGGGCGCACCCGTACCCGCCCCTGCCCCCACGTGACCCCACCGTGAGGGCAGGGGCGCCCCCATGCCGTGGCGCCCTGCCAACCGCGCGCGAACCGCCGCCCCTCCCAGGGACAAGGGGCCGCGAGCCCCCACCGCGCAGGGCGCCACACCCCGAACACCCCACACCGGGGACACCACCACGACCCCGAGAGAGGAGGAACACCCCATGCGCCGAATCGCCAACAGCATCAACGGCCTCACCGGACGCGCCATCCGACGCGCCCGAGGCGGAGCCAGCGGCAACACCAGCCGCGCCGCATCCGCCACCGGAGGGTCCAGCGGCAACAGCCGATGACCCCTCACCGCGGACGGAACCACCCCGGCAAGACGCCGGGGCCGTCCGCGGACCACCACCTGATCCCAAGACGGGAGAACCTCATGGCCACGGAAACCCAACGCCGCAAGACCGCCGCTGAGAAGCGCGCTGAAGCCCTCGAACTCCGCGCCATGGGCTACTCCTACCAGCAGGTCGCTGACGAGGTCGGCTACGCGTCGAAGGGCGCGGCCCACAAGGCGGTCGCTCAGGCGCTGCGCGACATCCCTCGGGAGCAGGCGGAGCAGGCTCGGGAACTGGAACTCGGTCGTCTGGACGAGATGCAGATGGCGTCGATGAACGCGGCGATGGCCGGTGACCTGTTCGCGATCGACCGGGTCGTGAAGATCATCGAGTCGCGGGCGAAGCTGCTGGGCCTGTACAACCTGCCGGACAACAGCGATCCGGGGGCGGAGCAGGCGAAGGCGGCGCTGCTGGGCTTCCTGCAGATCGCGACGGAGGTCGCGGCCCCGAAGGTGGAGCCGCTGCCCGACGCGGAGGACGCATCGTGACCCCGGCGCCGATGTTCTACGACCCTGTCGGCCCGTGGCACCGCTGGTTCGCCTGGCGCCCGGTCGACACCATCACGCACGGCTGGAAGTGGCTCCGCATGGTGGAGCGTCGCCGGATCCAGTCGAAGCTGCACCTGCCCGGCCCGATCGACCAGGGCTGGCAGTACCGGACTCCCGGTGGCGCTCAGTAGGAAGCAGGTTCACGCGGTTGGCGCGTCGACGGGGCGCGTGAACCTGTGGGACGGCGCGGTGCGGTCCGGGAAGACGTTCAGCAGCATCCTGCGGTTCCTCGCGGCGGTCGCTCAGGCGTCGACGTACGGCGAGCTGGTCATCGTGGGGAAGAACAAGGACTCGATCTACCGGAACTTCTTCGCCCCGATCGAGAACCTGCCGGAGCTGGCGTTCATCGCGTCGCAGGTGAAGTACCGGCAGGGCGCGGCCACAGCCCGGATCCTCGGGCGCCGCGTCAACGTGATCGGCGCGAACGACTCCAAGGCCGAGTCCCGCATCCGCGGCATGACCGTCGTCGCCGCCTACGTGGACGAGGTCACGGTCATCCCGGAGGAGTTCTTCAAGCAGATGCTCGCGCGCATGTCCGCGCCGGGCGCGCAGCTGTTCGGGACGACCAACCCGGACGCCCCGATGCACTGGCTGAAGAAGAACTACCTCGACCGGCTCGACGACCTCCCCGACTGGCGGTACTTCCAGTTCCAGCTCGACGACAACCCCACGTTGACGGAGGAGTACAAGACCTCCCTGAAGCGGGAGTACACGGGCCTCTGGTACGACCGGTTCATCCTGGGGAAGTGGGTCGCTGCGGAGGGCGCGATCTTCAAGCACCTCGACCCGGACGTCGGCGGGCGGCATGTCATCCGCTGGGAGGACTGCCCGCCGCTCGCGCGCGTGTTCGGCGTCGGCATCGACTACGGCACCACGAACCCGACGTCGGCGATCATGCTCGCCCTCACCGCCGAGCCGTCGCCACGGCTGGTGCTGCTGGACGAGTGGAAGTCGGAGCCGTCCGAGTCGCACACCCTCACCGACGCCGAGCAGTCGAAGCGGATCCGCGGCTTCCTCGCCGCGCCGCATCATCAGCGGCACGGCAGGGTCGACGTCCCGTACGTGGTCGTGGACCCTGCGGCGGCGTCGCTGAAGCTGCAGCTCGTGCAGGACAAGGTGCCCGGCGTCACCGACGCGGACAACACCGTGCAGCACGGCATCCAGCTCGTCGCAACCCTGTTGGAGACGAACCAGCTCCTGATCACGGACCGCTGCGCGGGCTGGATCGAGGAGGCCCCCGGATACGTCTGGGACCCGAAGGAGACGGAGAAGGGCCACGACGCCCCGGTCAAGGCCGACGACCACTCCCTCGACGCGGCCCGCTACATCATCACGACCACGGAGCCGCTATGGCGCCCGTACCTGCAACTACTCGACGAGGAGGGCCAGAATGCTGCCTGACCGTGACACGGCCTGGCCCCCGAAGGACCTGACCCCTGTGCTGCATGTCGCCGAGGTGCATGACGCGTGGCTGGTCGGCAACCCGGAGCGGCTGTCGCAGATTTACGGCGGCTTCGCCGCGAACGCGCAGGAGTGGGACATGGTCTCGCAGACCCGCGCGCACGGCATCCGCAACCTGGGTGCACGGCTCGCGTCGTCGTTCTGGGGCCGGAAGCAGCCCGCCCGCGAGGCACGCACTCGCCTGCATGTCCCGATCGCGACGGACATCGCAGAGGTCAGCGCCGGTCTGCTGTTCGGCGACCGTCCCACGTTCATGATGGACGGCTCGACCCGCCTGTCGAGCGTGCTGAACGACATGTTCATGTCGGACACGGCGGTGCAGCGCTTCAACCGCTCCGCCACGATGCAGTCCGCGCTCGGCGGCACGTATCTGCGGTGGGTCATCGACCGTGAGCGTGGCCTGTTCTTCACCGAGCACGACGTGGACACGGCGGTGCCGGAGTGGGAGCACGGCAGGCTCGCCGCGGTCACGTTCTGGCGGGAACTGTCCCGTGACGGGAACGTGGTGTGGCGGCATCTGGAACGGCACGAGCCGGGGATGATCGAGCACGGCGTGTACCGCGGCACCGGGGCGAACCTCGGCGTCCGGCATGACCTCGCGTCCCGGTCGGAGCTGGACCAGCAGTCGCAGAACACGCTGGACCAGATCGCGGCGTCCACGATCGACGGTGACGTCATCCCGACCGGGCTGGACCGGCTCACCGCGATGTACGCCCCGAACAAGACCCCGAACTTGGAGTTCCGCAACCGGGGCGCGCTCGCGTTCCACGGACGCTCCGACTACGCGACGGCGGAGGACATCTTCGACCAGATCGACGAGGCGTACTCGTCGTGGATGCGGGACGTGCGTCTCGCGAAGGGTCGCCTGATCGTCCCGTCGGCGTGGACGCAGAACCTCGGCCCCGGCAAGGGCTCGTCGTTCGACGAGGACCAGGAGATTTTCCAGTCCGTCGACATGCTCGGGAAGGGCGTCACGGAGGGCACAGCGTTCAACGCGACGCAGTTCAGCATCCGGCACGAGGCGCACCGCGCCACGATCGAGGAGCTGACCCGCACCGCGCTGCGCCGTGCCGGGCTGTCCCCGGCCACGTTCGGTGACGACGCGATCCCGGTGCAGATCACGGCGACGCAGACCATCGCCCGCGAGAAGGTGTCGAAGCGCACCAGGGCGACGAAGATCCGCAACTGGACGTCGGAGCTGCAGGAGTTCGCGGTCACGGGCCTGCTGCTGCAGCGCGAGCACTTCGGTGGGCTCCCCACCCCGGACGGCCTGCCGACGATCGAGTTCGCGCAGGAGGCGCAGGCGGATCAGGAGTCCCTGGCCCGCACTGCTGGGCTGCTGCGCTCGGCGGAGGCCGCGTCGACCGAGACGGTCGTGCGTCTGGTGAACCCGGACGCGGACGAGGAGTGGATCAGCGCCGAGGTGCAGCGGATCCAGGACGACAAGGGCGCCACGGTCGAGGACCCGACCGTGGGCTCGGGCCGCTGGGGCGTGTGAGGCGGTGACGCATGGCTCGCCGTCCTGTCCCTGACCCGGAATGGCCCGCGATCCTCGAAGCGATCATCACGGACACCACCGGGGTGTTCGCCGCCGTGGAGGAACGCCTGGTCCACACTGTCGCCCGCGAACTGCGGGTGCTCGATCTGTCGGAGAACCAGGCGCGTCTGGACTCTCTGGCTCGGCTGCGCCTTGCCGGTGAGGACGCGGCCCGTGAGGTGCGCGAGGAGACGGGGCCACTCGCTGAGAAGGTCATCTCCCGCGCCCTCACGTCCGGGGAGTCGTTCGCTGAGGCGTGGGTCCGGTCCCTGCTCGGCGCCGTCCCTGGCACACAGCTGGTGCATGGCGCGCTCGCGTCGGCGCTGCTGGTCCAGGATCTGCACAACCGGTTCGACGACGTCACGAAGCGGATCCTGCGCTGGCCGGAGGACGTGTACCGCGACGTCATCTCGAAGACCACGCCGGGACTGCTGCTCGGCATGGACACGGGCAGGCAGGCGCAGGCGCGGGCGTGGCGGGAGCTGCGCCGCCGCGGCGTGACGGGGTTCGTCGACAAGGCGGACCGGCGCTGGAACCTCGCGACCTACGTCGAGATGGCGACCAGGACGGCGTCGCATCGCGCGTTCACGGACTCGAACCTCGCGACCCTCGGCTCGTTCGGCATCGACCTGGTCACTGCGGTGGGCGGGAAGGGGCAGTGCGAGGCGTGCGGGCGCTGGGTCGGGCAGGTCATGTCCCAGACCGGGACGGGCGCCCGAGTGCTGCAGGCGGAGCACTCGACCCGGGACGGCGTGTACGTGACGGTGCGGGTGAAGGGCTCGGTCGACGACGCGATCGCTGACGGGTTCATGCACCCGAACTGCCGCCACACCCTCGTCGGCTACTTCCCGGGCCTGAACAACGACACCGGGGAGCCGTGGACGCAGGAGGCGGAGGACGCACAGGCCGGGCTGCGCGCCTTGGAGGTCGAGGTGCGCAAGGCGAAGCGGGACCTCGCCGGGGCGCTGAACACCGACGAGGAGAAGGCCGCTCGGCGCCGTGTCCGCGAGATGCAGGCACGGATCCGGGAGCACATCGACGAGACGGGCGAGCCGCGCCGCCGTGAGCGCGAGCAACTGAACTACGGGCACCGCATGGGTGCCCGGTAACCGATGGAGGAAGACCCTCATGACCCACAAGACCACGACCGCTCACCCGACCGCTGTGCTGCGCCCTGGAGCGATGCACGGTCCCGCGGCGCTGCAGGCGCTCGGCCTGGTCCGGTTCGCCGACGACCCGGGCGCGCAGGGCACGGCGCCCGCCGAGCAGGCACCCGCCCCTGCGGGTGAATCCGCTGGTGGCGACGGCGAGCACGGCGGGGAGCAGCAGACCGCGAAGGCCCTCGCCGACCTTGGCGAGGACTGGCAGATGTCGGACCTGCCCGAGCCGGTGCAGGAGTACATCCGCAGCGTCCGCGCGGAGGCGAAGAAGGACCGCACCACGCAGCAGGAGAACGCGGCGCAGAAGGCGCGCGACGAGCAGCTGCAGAAGGTCGCGGTCGCCCTCGGCCTCGCCGACGAGAAGCCCACCGAGGAGACGCTGAACGAGACGATCAGCGGCCTCACCACAGACCTCGCGGCTGCGCAGGAGCGCGTCGCGCAGTTCGAGCGGCGTGACGCGATCACGACCGCCGCCGACGCCGTCAAGGTCAACGCCCAGGCGGCGCTGGCCCTGAAGGACACCGACGCCGCGCTCGCGGACGTCGACCTCAACGACTCGAAGGCCGTGCAGGACGCACTGCTGAAGGTCGCTGACCAGCACCCGCACATCAAGGTCGCCTCGACGGTGGATCAGAGCGGCGGGGACTTCCAGAACGGGTCCGGGCGCAAGCCGTCCGACCCGAAGGATCTGCACGCAGCCGTCGGGTCCTACTACCAGTAACCCCCACCACCTGAAAGGACGGCATCATGCCGGTCACTCTCGAACAGGCCAAGCAGAACACGCAGGCCGCGTACGCCCCCTTCGTCATCGACGAGTTCGTCAAGACGGCGCCCATGCTCGGCGCGCTCACCTTCGACGACGCTGTCTCCCCCACCGGGGGCTCCACCCTCGTGTACGGCTACCGTCGACTGGTCTCCCAGGCCGGTGCGGCGTTCCGTGCGATCAACACCGAGTACAAGCCCTCCGAGGTCACCACCGAGCAGGTGTTCACCGAGCTGAAGCCGCTCGGCGGCTCCTTCCAGGTGGACCGGATCCTCGACGGTCTCGGCCCGGCCCAGTCCGGTGAGGTCACGCTGCAGATGCAGCAGAAGATCAAGGGCGCGGGCGCGTTCTTCAACGACGCCGTCATCAACGGCGACACCGCCGTGGACGAGGACTCCTTCGAGGGCCTGTCCACGATGCTCGCCGGGTCGAACACCGAGTTCGACATGTCGACGGCGCCGGGCGGCGACTGGGGCGCGGTCACCGACCGTGCCGCGGGCATCGCCGTGAACAAGGCGCTGCGCAAGGTCATCGCGAAGATGGACGGGCGCCCCGACATGCTCCTCATGAACGAGGACGCGATCGCGGCGCTGCAGGCCGTCGCCGACTACACCCAGCAGCTCACCGAGCTGACCCGGTGGGGCCAGACCATCACCGCATGGAACGGCATCCCGCTGATCGACATGGGCGAGAAGGCCGGTTCCGGCGACCTCGCGATCCCCACCGACGAGGACGGCACCACGGACGTGTACGCGATCCGTCTCGGCCTCGACGGCTTCCACGCCGCGTCCACCATCGGCGGGAACATCCTCCGCACCTGGCTCCCGAACTTCTCCACGCCCGGCGCGGTGAAGACCGGCGAGGTGGAGCTGGGGCCGATCGCCCCGGTCTTGAAGTCCACCAAGGCCGCTGCGGTCCTGCGTGACGTGAAGGTCGGCTGACCATGGCTGATCCCCGCGATTACGTGAACCCCACGGTGGTCGGCACGCCCCTTCGGGATGGCGCTGTCGACCCCCGTGAGGGGGACTTCCTCGGTCCCCTGAACGCTGGCCTGGCGGGCGAGGACGGCAACCCGCACGGCATCAACGTCGTCTCTCCGCAGATCCATGCGAGCGACGGCATCCGCCCCGTCCGGCCCGGCGCCGTGTCCGCTGACGCGGCGCAGCAGGACGCGGACGAGAAGGACCACCTGAAGCAGCACCTCGGCATCGAGCCCGATCCCGATCCCGAGCCGGACCCCACCGACCCGGAGGACCCGGGCGACGAGGAGGAGGAGTGACCATGGCGAAGATCATCGCCCCCAACCAGAAGTTCACCGGCAAGCGTGCCGGTGTCGCGTTCGTCGACGGGAAGGCGGACACCGACGACGAGTCGGCGATCCGCTACTTCGCGAAGCACGGCTACAAGGTGGAGGGGAAGGCCAAGAAGGCCGCTCCGAAGCCGCCGCCCGCGAAGCCCGAGGACCCGGCCACGGACCCGCTCGCGGGCCTGAACGTCGAGGAGCTGCGCGCGCACGCCGCGGAGAACGACATCGACCTCGGCGGCGCCCGCACGAAGGCGGAGATTCGCGACGCGATCGCCGCCGCGGCGCCGGTCGCGGACTCCCCCGCCGACGCCTGATCGAGGAGGGGTCGTGCGCAACTACATCACCGCCGACCGGGCGAAGAAGTGGGACGTCGACCCCGAGGACACGCACCTGTGCGAGTCGGCGTCCGCGATGATCGACCACCTCACGAAGGGCGCGATCTACGACACGGACGCCGACGGCTACCCGACCGGTGACCTGCGGGACGTGTTCGACGCGGCGGCGTGCGCCCAGGCGCAGTGGAGCGGTGACCTGCCCAAGACGGGCGGTGACTCCCTCGCCGGGGGCACGTCGTTCATGTCGCTGACCCTGCCGGGCTCGGGCTCGCGCAGCGTCGGAGAGGTGATGGAGACGCGCGTGGCGCCGGAGGCGTTCACGATCCTGTCGGCCCACAACCTGCTGTTCAACGCCCCGTCGGCTGGCGGGTGGTCCCGGTGAAGCGGATCCCGTCGCGGCTGACGCCGCACACGGTGCACGTGGAGCCGGTGCTGCCCGCCGACTTCGGGGCGCCGGAGCGGTTCGGGCCGATGCAGAAGGTCGAGGCCGTGCAGGTCGTCGACCGGGATCTGCGGGAGGTCGTCGCGTCGGGCGCGATCGAGGTCGTGTCCTCGGCGCGGGTCGGTGGGAACGCTGGCCCGGAGGACTACATCTTCAAGGCCGGGGACCGGGTGACGCTGTGGAAGGACGAGCCGCGCGAGCGGGTCGAGACGGTCAAGAGCGTCGAGTACGGCGCCCAGACCGATCGGGTCCCTCCACAGCAGATCGCGACCCTGTCGTGAGAGGAGGACGGTCATGAACAGCTTCGGCATGACGTGGCGCGGCCCGGAAATCGCGGCACGGGTGCAGGGCGCGAAGCGTCAGGCGCTCGGGAAGGGTGCGGCGCTGCTCCTGGCCCGCACCATCCCGGACGTGCCCCTGCAGGACGGGCCGCTGTCGGACTCGGGCGCGATCGACGTCGACGACGAGGCCGCGTCGGTGTACTTCGACACCCCGTACGCGGTGCGACAGCACGAGGAACTCGGCTACCAGCACCCCAAGCGCGGCAAGGCGAAGTACCTCGAATCCCACGTCGTGGAGGACCAGGGCATCGTGTCTCAGGTCGTGGCGGCGGAGGTGCGACGTGCTCTCGGATGAGGCCCTGTCGCGCCACCTCGCCGAGCTGCTCGCCGACGCGGGCATCGGCGCCACCACGCCCACGCCGGGCGCTCCGCTCATCGCAGCGAAGCGCGTCCCGGCCACCCCGGACGTCGCGATCGGCGTCACGGTCTACCTCGCCACGGACTCGCTGCTGACGCACACGCGCCGGGCACAGTTCCGGTTCCGCGGCGCCCCGAACGACCCGTTCGGCCCGGACCGCATCGCAGATCAGGTGTTCCGCCTGCTCCACATGCGCCATCACGACGGCCACGTCTCCCGCATCAGCCGGGAGTCCATCGCGTCGCTCGGGATGGACGGCAACAAGCGCGACGAGCGCACCGACAACTACGAAATCACTCTGAACACCGGAGGTTCCGCATCATGACCCAGACCCCTCTGCCCCCCTACGATCCGGCTCTGCCGCAGACCAACTTCGGGTACTCCTACGAGTACGGCGTCGACATCCTGCTCCCCGCTGCGGCGGAGGAGGAGGAGAAGTGGCAGCCGTTCCGGCGCGTGACTGGCGTCGACCCGACCGCCCCGCCGATCACCACGGAGGCCGCGACCTACGACGACAAGGGCTCCCCGAACGCGCCGAAGATCGGCGAGTCGTGGGCGCTGAACTTCCAGGTCCAGGTCCAGCGGCACCCCGCCACGGGCCTGTACCTCCCCGAGGTGGAGCGCCTGATGGACCTCGCCGACCCGAACGCGGTCGGGAACCTCGCCATCGGCGACTTCCGCTGGTACGACAAGCCCCGCGCGGGCGAGCCGAACCCGGACGACGCCTACCAGGGCAAGGGCACCGTGCAGATCAGCCGCGGCCAGACCGGCAACGACGGCGTCGGCCAGTGGACGGTGGCGGTCACCGGCCTCGGCCCGCGCACCCGCATCAACAACCCGTTCTCCTCGTGGGTCGGCGCTGAGGCGACCGAGCCCGACGACGAGACCGGCGCCTGAGAAGGAGTCAGCAACCCATGGTGAAGGATCTCTCCGCCTTCGCGGCCCCGGCCTTGGACATCGCTCTGAGGCCGGGCCGGAAGGTCACTATCTACCCCCCGTCCGTGAAGGACGGCGCCGCGCTCGCGTCGATCGTGACGCTCGGCTCCGCGATCGGTCAGGGCAAAGTCTCCGACGCGACCGTCGAGATGTTCCAGTCCACGACGGAGGGCATGTCCGAGGAGGACGTGAAGCGCCTCGCCGTCGGCGACCGATACGACTGGATGGTCGAGCAGGGCTGGTCCTGGACGGACATCGAGACGGTGTGCATGTACGCGACCTACTACTGGGTGTTCGGTGAGCGCGTCGCCGACCAGATCATGGCCGCTGACCAGGACCAGAGGCAGGGCAAGCAGGCCGGTCCGGGAAAACGCCGCGGACGTGGGAGGAATGGGCGCCGTACGGCATAGGTGAGCCGGACGAGTACGGCATCTACGCCGACTACCGCACCCCGGACTCGTTCGCGCAGGAGGCGGCGGGCCGCGGCGTGTCCGTGCCGTGGGCGGCGCTGCTCGACGACTGGGAGACGGTCGTGATGGACGTGCACGCGGTGTTCGGCGAGGTGTGGCACCGCTGCCTGAAAGAGCCGTGGCCGTGGTGGCGCGGCATGGTCCTGAACCTGCTGCAGCGCCCGGACTCCATCGCCTACCAGAAGCACATCCTTCCGCGTCTACCGAAGACGTAACCGCAGGTCACAACTGAATAGGGGGTGCGCCCATGGCGCTCAATGCCGGTGAGCTCGTCGCATATCTGCGGCTCGACGACACGGAGTTCCAGAGCACCCTCGCCAAGTCCGGGAGCGGGCTGCAGAACCTCGGCCAGTCGGCGCAGAGGTACCTGCAGCCCCTCGCGACCGGGTTCGCGGCCACGACGACGGCGGGCGCCGGAGTCGCGGCGATGCTCCTCCGCCAGGGCGTCGCCTACAACACCCTGCAGCAGCAGTCCCGCGCCGCGCTGAAGTCGATCACCGGATCGGCTGAGGACGCGAACAAGCAGATGGACAAGCTCGACGAGTTCGCACGGAACAGCCCGTTCTCGAAGGCCACGTTCATCACGGCGCAGCAGCAGATGCTCGGCTTCGGCATCGAGGCGGAGAAAGTCGTCCCGTACCTCGACGCGATCCAGAACGCGACCGCGGCGATCGGTGGCTCGAACCAGGAAATCGGCGACCTCGCGTTCATCATGGCGCAGATCAGCAGCGCCGGGAAGATCACCGGCCAGGATCTGATGCAGTTCGGCTCCCGCGGCGTGAACGCGGCGAAGCTGATCGGCGACCAGATGGGCAAGACGGAGAACGAAATCCGTGAGTCCATCACGAAGGGCACCCTCGACGCGGACAAGGCCCTCGACATGCTCGCGCAGGGCATGGCGGAGACGTACGAGGGCGCCGCGGCGGGCGTGAAGGACACGTGGGTCGGCGCGACCGACCGTATCCGCGCGGCGACGCGCGACATCGGCGCGCTGCTCGCGTCCCCGTTCGTCGACCCGCAGGGCGGCGGCATGGCGTTGGAGTGGGCGAACGGCCTCGCGGACCTGCTGCGCGCCGTCGAGGGCCAGGCGAAGCCGCTGATCCAGGCGCTGCTGCCGTCGCTGATCCCCCTGTCGGGGAAGATCACGGACGCGCTGCAGGCGGCGACGGACGCGGTCAACGACATGGACCCGTCGGAGGTCATGGCGTTCTTCTCCCGCATGGGCGAGTACGCGACCCCGATCGCGGCGGTGTCGGCTGGCCTGTTCGCGATGGGCACGAACGTCGGGATCCTCGCCCGGATGGGCCTGACCCTGAACCCGTTCGTGGCGGTCCTCGTCGCCGTCGTCGCGACCTCCGAGGAGGCGCGTGAGGCGTCGGTGCGGCTGGCGCAGTCCCTCGCACCGCTCGGCGACGAGTTCGCTGACCTGCTGCGCGCGGGCGGCGACCTCGCGAACACGGTCCTGTCGGCGCTGGTCGACATCCTGATCGCGCTCGCCGACGGCGCCGGGGCCGCGGGTGGCCCGGTCGACATCCTCGCGATGGCGCTGGACGGGCTCACGGGCGCGGTCCGGTTCGTGAACGACCTGATCGCGCCGCTGGCGGGCTGGCTGACCGACGCTGCTGGTGCGGCGTCTGGCCTGTCGGGTCCGATCATGGGCGTGACCCTCGCGCTGATCGCGATGCGGAACGTGAACGTCGGCAAGATCGTGGGTGCGCTCACGTCCGGGCTGTCGAACGCGCAGAGCACGTGGCAGGCGTCGCAGGGCACGCTGCAGGCGCTGGGCCGCGAGGCCGGGGTCATGAACACGGCGATGCTCACCGCCCGCACCGGGGCGCAGCGGCTCGGCGGCGCCCTGAAGGGCCTCGCGGTCGCGAACGCGCCCATGCTGGCGATCACGGCCCTCGCCGCGGTGATCGGGCACTTCGTGCAGCAGTCCGCGGAGGCGAAGGCCCGAGCGGAGCAGCTGGTCGACACGTTCGACGAACTGACCGGCGCCGCCACCGCGGACACCGACAAGATGATCCTGACGCAGCTCAACGAGCAGCTGGACGCCGGGGACTGGGACCGGCTGAAGGAACTGGGCTACTCCTACACCGACGTGGTCAACGCGGTGAAGGAGGGCGGTCCGGCGCTGGAAGAGATGCGGCAGGCGCTGAACGACGCGTCGATCGCAGCCGGTGGCCTGGGCCGGGAGGACTACCGGACCCGTGAGTCGCTGAACAAGACCCACAAGGCGCTCGGCGAGACGTCCGAGGCGTACGGGGTCGCGGCGGAGCAGGCTGCGGAGGTGTCCGAGCAGACCCGTGAGTTGGCGGATGCGCAGTCGGAGGCCGCACAGCAGTCGGAGGCGACCACTGGGGCGCTGCAGACGTTCGAGGACGCCCTGGCGACCCTGTCCGACGAGGCGTCGTCGGCGGAGCAGCGGCTCGACGCGCTGAACGACATCATGGACATCATGGCCGGGGGCACGCCCTCGGTCACGGAGGCCACGATCAAGGCGGCGGACGCGCTGCGGGATGCGACGTCGGCGGCGGAAGGGTTCGGATTCTCGCAGGAGGAGCTGAACAGCATCCTGGCCGACGACGGGTCGCTGAACCTGCAGTCGGAGGCCGTATCGGCGCTGCGCGGCGAGATGGACGATCTGGTCGGCGCCGCTCAGCGGCAGGCCGACGCGCTGATCCAGGCCGGGGACGAGGCGGGCGCGGTCCAGGTCTACAAGGACTTGGAGGACGACCTGCGGTCCCTCGCGGAGACGGCGGGCGTCGAGAACCCGAAGGCGATCGACGCGCTCATCGCCTCGCTCGGGCTCCTGCCCCCGGAGGTGGCCGTCGACTTCCAGGCCAACGGCGCCGACGCGATGGCCGAGAACGTCCAGATGGTGCAGCAGCACATCACGGACCTCCCGGACGAGGTGTTGACGTACGTCAACGGCGACACCACGGGGATCGAGACCGCGGTCGATGAGACGGGGCTGCGCATGGCGTACATCGCGTCCATGTCGGCGGACCCGAACATCGGCGCGGACGACGTCGAGAACGCGAACATCGTCGCAGCGGCGGTGGCGCGTCTCAACGAGCTGGACGGCATGAAGCCGACCCCCGAGGTCAACGCGGAGAAGAAGGCCCTCGAACGGGTCGTGGCGGGGGCGAAGGTCGACCTCGACTCGATCCCGGACAAGGAAGCCGACGTCACCGCCAAGACGTACGGGTTCAGCAGCGTCGAGGCGCTGAAGAGCGCGATCGACCGCGTCAAGTCGAAGACCGTGCACATCAACGCGTACACGCGGAACTACGGCAAGGTCAACGGCGAGTACAAGGGCATGGGCTACCAGTACGGCAACAACGGGATGCTGTTCGACTCCCCCACGGTGCGCCGCTACGCAGATGGCGGTGTGGAGAACCACGTCGCGCAGATCGCTCCTGCGGGGGCGTGGCGCGTCTGGGCCGAGGAGGAGACGGGCGGCGAGGCGTACATCCCGTTCGCCTTGTCGAAGCGTGCACGGTCGCTGGACATCATGCACGAGGTCGCGCAGCGGTTCGGGCACGTGATGGTGCCGGTCAACGCACGCCGGTTCGCTGACGGCGACTCGGGAGGTCCCGCCTCGCAGGCTGCTCGTC